CGCTCGGCTTGAAGCCTGAGAGGCGCAAGCGCGACCCGGATCACATGGCGCGCGTCGCGCAGCTTCCCTGCGTGATCTGCGGCCGATGGCCCGTCGAGGTCCACCACTGCATCCACGATCGCTACGGCCAGCGGCGCTCGCCCGACACCGAGACGATCCCGCTCTGCCGCGATCACCACCAGCTTCTGCACGCAGACAAGCGATCCTGGCGTGAGGCGCACGGGCCGGATCACGGCTTCCTGCCGGAGGTGCTGGCGGCTATTGCAAAATAATTTGCGCGGTGGTGCGAATTGCTGCTTGCATATGCTGCCAGGGGCTGTATGGTGGTTTGCATAGAGCAACGGGCAAAGCCCACAGAGGAGAGACCAAGATGACCAATCTTCCCAAAGCCTACGCCAACCTGATCTGCTACAGCGACGTTGCGCCTTACGAGGTGCTGGCTGTCAGCAAGAGCGGCAAGCAGATCACGATCCGCGCGATGCACGCCGAGCGCGACCCCAGCTGGAAGCCTGAGATCGTGCCCGGTGGGTTTCTTGGGCACTACGTCAACCAGAGTGAGCAGCGTTGGATCATCAGCACCGACGAGGACCGGGAGCCGATGAAGGCTCACAAGCGCGCCGACGGCTACTTCTGGTCGGCCTTCGGCAAGCATCGGATCGAAGCGCAGCCGCGCGCCTTCTACGATTACAACTTCTGATCGGCGGGGGCTTCGGCCCCCACCATCCACCACGGGAGAGACAGATGCCCCGCAACGATTTCCAGCAGCACCTCGACGAAGACTGGGTTCAGTTCCGCCGCGAGGTCTGCGACCTTTACGACCGCAAGCCCGACCTGACCATCGCGCAGGTCGCCCGCATCTTCGGCGCCGACTTCGACGATGTGAAGCGCGCGCTGATGCAGGGTGATCGCAGATGACCGAGATCGACACCCTCAAAAGCAAGGTCGCCAAGCAGCGCAACGAGATCGCCCGCCTCGAACAGAAGGTCGCCGAACTCGCGCTCGACAAGCTGCAAATGCACCGCGACATTCTGGCGCTGAAGATCAAACTGGAGGAGCAAGCATGATTGACCAATGGGTAGAGCGACACGTCGTCCTCGACGGCGGCATGTATGAGGAGCAGGATGCGATGGCGTGCTTCTACGTCAGCCCGCACGATCACTCGATCGAGATCGAGACGATCAGCATAGACGGCTGCATTTATCACGCGAGCATCATCGAGAAGCACATCGGCAAGGAGCGGATGGCCGAGATCATCAAGCGCGCCGAGGCATGGTGGGACGATGACGGCTATCGCACTTGGCGGTCTAACAACGAGTGGAATGGAGCGCGATATGCGTGAGGATCTAGGACGGATGGCGCAGCACTTCGAGCGGCTGCAAGACGAACCGACGAAGCCCCGCCTGCGCTGCCTACTGGCAGGTGCGGCGGCCGGCGCCCTCGGCATCACCGTGCTGCCGTGGCTGGCGGCGATCATCATCTCGGGAGGCTGGTGATGAAGTGGCAACCGATTGAGACCGCGCCGAAGGATGGGACGAGAGTTCTCGCTTATTGGCCTGATGTGCTTGCAAATAACTCAGCAACACAGGTCGAAAGTTGGTATGGGCCTCGGGGGCATGAGCAAATGCTGCTGACGTGGCAAAGTGGAGAAATGCAGTTGGTGTGGCAAAGCGCATTTGAATGGGCTGATGGCCCCAATGCTCCCACCCACTGGATGCCGCTGCCCGAGCCGCCGGAGGATGTGTGATGCTCAGCTTCATCAACTATTACGCCAACGGCACCACGAGCAAAGCGTGCGCGTCACGCAAGGTCGCCGACCAGACGGCGAAGCGCATCAGCAAGCCCTTGCTCGGCGATCCCCGCAAGGCTGTCTGGGTCGTCGACCACACCTATAACGGCGACATCATCAAGATCACGGCAGAGCCTATCGTGCAGCCTTGGGAGCGGAAGCCATGACGGAAGCACAGCTAGGCGAACTCATGCGCGCTCAGGCCCGCAGAGAAGGCCACAGAGGCCGACTGCCCGATATGCACTCGCCTGCATCGTGGCAGAACGAAGAGGCTCAGGAACGCAAGGAGGCGCTCGAGGAGGCCATCTATCAAACGATGTGCGCTAAGGGCCGGTCGATGCTGATGCAGGAGATCGTCACCGCCGTGGACGAGACGAAGCGCGATGCGATCCAGAACGCCGTGCGCCGCATGAAGACCCGCGGCACGCTGGAGACCATCCTCGAAAGCCGCAGCGGCAAGAGCGCGGTGCTATGGAGGCTCGCATGAACAAGAAGAGTTGCCCGCTGGGCGAGGACTGCGACCCGACGATTGCGTGGATGAAGGGCGCGGAAGACGCGCGCGACAGGGCGAAGGCGAGGATTGAGGCACTGGAGGCCAAGCTGGCGAAGGCGGTGGAGGCGCTGGATGGCTGCATGATCGGCGGCAACCATCTGGTGACTTGGCTGCCCGAGAACCACCTGCCCGTCGACACAGACCCGCTTGCCGCGCTTGTCAGGCATGGCGCTGGCGTATCACACGACATCTGGTGCTGCTGGCGGTCGATCATGCAGGCCCGCACGACCCTCGCAGAACTGAAGGGAGACAAGCCATGACCGAAGACAACGACGCCCGCCTGCGTATTCTTGCCCGCGCCGCCGAACTGACAGGCGGCGATCGGCAGGAGACCTACGGCCAGCCCTGGGTGAACCTCGAGCGGATCGCCGAACTATGGACAGTCTATCTCGATTGCGGCGTGACCCTCAAGGCAGAGTCCGTCGCGTGGATGATGGTGCTGCTCAAGATGGCGCGAACCGATAGCGGTTGGCCCTATCACGAAGACAATTATATCGATGCTGCGGCCTATGCCGCGATTGCTGGGGAGTGCAGGAAGAATGAGTGAGGATCTGACGAAGCGGCTGCGCGATCTAGGCGACCATGCAGCCTACGAGCCGCATATGCACCATGCAGCTGCGGATCAGATCGACGATCTCAAACGCGAGATCCAAGACCTGCATCGCCAAGTGAATTACTGGCGATCAAGCGCCGAGCATTGGCGCGACATGTGGGGGAAGGCATCAAACCGCCTCCTGCAAGTCGATCCCGAGTTCAACAGGACGACCTTCGTCACAGTGCCCGACAAGATCAACGCTCTCCGAGATGCGGTGTGGCGCGATGACGACTGAGCAGGAGGAGCGCCTCGGCCAACTCATGCTCGCCCAAGCCCGGCGCGAAGGCCACAAGCCCGGCCTGCCCAACGTCGGCATGTCGATCAAGATGCAGGAGCAGGCGAAGATCATCTTCGCGAAGAACGGCCGCCGCCATGCCACCGACCTATGCCTCGAGCATCTCCGCAAGATCGCTCCCGAGGAGATGACCTGCGATCAACTCTGCGCCGTCATCAAGATGGGCAAGGAAGCCACCAGAGACGCGCTGCACAAGCTGGCCGGCCAAGGCCACATCACCTCGCGGATGCGCATCGATCGCCTGCGCGTGCGGCTCTGGCGCGCCATATAGCCGCAGGCCTCATCTCTCGATCGGATCGATCGCCCTCAGCACCAGCCCGTCGCGGCGGTGAAACGTCAGCGCTTGCATCGCTCTCCTGCCAGCATAGCCCATCCCTGCGGCATATGCATCAGGCGGCGCGAAGGCCCGCAGACTCTCCCACCGCAGTGGCCCGACATCCCGCGACTGATCCTTATGCACATGCCCTGTAAAGCAGTAGCGATGCCGCGTCTCGGACCAATAGGGACAGACATCGGAAAGATAGAGCGTCAGCCTCTCAGGAGGAGCCTTGTCCCCGTGATGCGCCGAAATCAGGCAGCGGCCCCATTGCGCCATGAACAGGTCGCGAGGATCTTCATCGATGCGGACGTGAGTAGATCCAGCATAACGCTGCGCCATCGCGAAGGTCAGCACCTTGTGCGCCTCGGGATCGTGGTTGCCTCTGAGAACGCGCACGCTGACCGCTGAGTGCTTGCCCGCGATCGTCTCGATCACCTCAGCCAGGAAGTTGACCCCGGCCTGTAGCACCTTCCAGTGGCGCGTGTCGGTGTCGAGCGGATGCTTGTGCGCCGGCGTAACGTTGGTCTGGTCGTTAGCGTGGAAGAAGTCACCGCCCACGATCAGGATCGCTTTGGCGCTCTTGGGCGTCAGCGCCCCGATCTTCGCGAAGGCCAGGCGCATATCTTCGGTCGCGCGCTTGATGTCGTAGTCGATCACCCCGGTCTCATCTTTGTCGGCGAGCATCCCGAAGTGGACATCCATCAGCGGATAGACCGTGCAGAGATCTGCGATCACCGTCTCGGGCGGCTCGATCGGTTCGGCCCGGTCGATGTTCTCGAAGGCCTCGCGAAGCTGCTC